GAGGTTCCATTTCGGAATCTGACCACCAATAAGTAGCGATATGAGCTCTTTAAAGGCTTTGGCCCATCCGGCCTTGCTATCTTCGACAACAATTTCTGTGTCGCTTGAAGAAAATGTTTCAGCAATCGTCGGAAGTTTTTCAACATATTGCCTTTCTACGGAGAAACCGACGCCGGTTCCACACATAAGAATATATAGGATTTCATCAAAGGCACGAACTCTGTTTACTGCCACATAAGAGCAGTTATAACCGGCGGTATTGTCCCTTCGAAGGGCATCACCAGCAGTCATCAATGATCTCATGCTAGGCATTATTTCAAGATTCAAAACAGCAGATTCAAGTTCACTACGAAGTTTATCGGTCAATGTGAAATTTTGATTTTCTTTCAAATGATTTTCAAAATAATCAAAATATCTTTTTACCGTTTCCTCCCATGTTTCTCTTCTCTTTTCTGATTCCAACCAACGAGAGTAGCGTGAAAGGTGAATAAACTCTTGATAGAGTGTAGGTAATTTGATATCATTCTTCATATTAAAATCTCCTTGTTTTGAGGATGGTAAGATATTTATACCGATGCCTCTGATTTGGCAACTAGAACCTTCCAAGATTCAGGGAACAGCGGTTCAATTAATTGTCCCATCGCCTTTGCATATTGCTGAACTTCCCATTGTGCATGAGCGTCAGATCTTTGATGGAAAACTCTGGCATAGGCAGATAGTGAACCAGTCCACCACCATTCAGTATATGTTCCTTGTGGCAATACTGATCTTGCCTGTTCGGGTGCTACTCCATTTTTTAATAAAGTTTCGTATAAATGAAGGCACTCATCAATCATCATTGTATATGCTCGGTTACAATCATTATATTTGTCATTTATTTCCATGAAACCGCCAGATCCTTGTTTGGCTCCATTTGTTGGTGCTGTTCTCCAACGCGGAATGTAGATTTGTGGATCTTCGGTTACATATCTTCTAGAAACTTCATTCTCGACAAATCCAACTTTGTGCTTAAATAATTGTGTTCGAACAAATATTGGTGCTTTAATTCTTAATGTAATTTGGGGATGGGCAAAAGGTGTCCAATGTTTATGCTTTGCAAGATAAGAAATTAGTTTCTTGTCCCTGTCTGCCAACTTTTTGCCATAAATTGTGAAACCATCTCCTTCTTCTCCGTCCCATTCACTCATTTTGTTAAAAGAGACTCTGGCAGCATTAACAACAGTCAAATCTGATCCCATATGACTAACATACTGAACAAAACCAATATTATCAATTACATTAATTTTTTCATTTCTCATCATTGTTTGATTCATTTTTTTTAAACTCCACACCTTCTACCTTTGTATAGTCCGTTGCATAATCGACGGCTCTTTTCCACAATTCAAGATCTACTTCTTTTACATATTCTGCAAATTTTAAACCAAATTCTGCCACGGCCAATCTGATTAGATGTTCTTCAGAATCAGACATGACATTTTCTCCACTGATTAAACATAAATTGTGCTCGAATTCCATTGAACACACAGTTTTCTAAAATTGAATTCATGTACATTTCTCCCCTTTTTTGTACAATATCATTTATGTCTTTTTCTTTACAAGTATGCGGCCAAATTATTATCTTTACATCGGTTTTTATCAATTCTTGGTATATTGAAACTATTTGTTTATTTCTTGGTTCGTTATCAAGAACATAAACTGCATCAGGATAATCTTTCACACATTCAATGAACTTACTACTGCCAAGTGTAGCAATAGAATTCTCAATAAACATACTGTCTATTGGTCCTTCTAGTACATAGTGTGTTTTTTGTTTATCCAATTTCTCTATACCAAAGATAAGTTTTGTATCTTCGCTTCTTCTCAATGTTATATATTTAGGATTCGATTTACGATTTATTTTGCTCAAAGTTCTTCCCTGAGCTCCTATAATATTTCTATCTTTGTCTCTTACGAGAATTATAAGTCTTTCCTCTTTTGCTAGATCATATGTTGAATTGAACTGCTTTGCATATTTTCCAAAGTCATCAGTAAATCCAAGTTCGCCCCAACAAGATTTAGGAATTGATCTATCTTTTACAAATTCAAATGCTTTGTGATCTACTGGTAGATCTGAAAGATAAGTAAAACAATCAAGACCTTCAAATTTAACTTCTCCAAAAAAAGGGTAAACTTCCTCTTCTTTTGGTTTTTTGTAATTTGAATTACCATTTTCTCCTGCCCGATACCGCTCAAGAGCATATTCCTTACACAGAGGTAAAGAAATCTTTTCTAAGAAATTGTACATATTGTGTCCTATTCCACAATTATGACACCTATAGAAATAGTCGTTTCCTTTTTGATAAAAATAACCTCTTGCTTTTATTTTGCTTCTAGAAGAATCGCCGCAGATTGGACAACGACAATTTGCTAACTTGTCGCTCTTCCATTTAAATTTCTCTAGTAAAGGAGAAATTAAATTTATGTACTTTTTATCAATGTAAGTAGACATTTAAATATTCCAAGACTCAAACTTCTTTTTCATTTCAGTTTGACCTGATCTCTCTTTGGCAAAGAAATCTTCGGGTTTATCTTGTCCACCTTCAGCAATGAACCCCTGACTGTCTTTCTGAACATCATACAATTTCATTTTACCGCGATTAATTCCAACAATGAATTTTCTATTCTTTGCTTTATCATTATAACGATTCTTTAATTGCTTAACCATTATTTGATTCAATTCATCTAGTTCTTCTGTTGAAATGAGAGCAAACATAAAATCTGAAGTTGCAGGCAAACCAAAAGACTCTGATGTGTTTTCAAGATCTACATCAGTATTAGAATATCCTGCACGATTTGTTTGTGTTGCGGTAAACAAAGGAACATTATATTCAATAGCAAGACCTCTAAGTTCTTCTGCAATTGATTTTACATACTCATAAGAATTTACATTCTTTGAACCCTTGTGCCGCGATGAAGAACAAATGTTTAAGTAATCAACAAAGATTATATCGGGTCTAAACTTCTTTTTTAGTTTTAGCTCATCCAATAGAAACCTAAAATGATTTGCATTTGCCACTCCAGTCGGATACTCTTTGATGATTAGTTTACCACTAACACCGGCGGCCGCAGATTCAATCTTCTTTTCATAGACTTGTTTTGTCAGATCTTTCAAATCATCCAAATTGACATCCAAGAAATTCGCATCTATTCTTTCTGCAATTCTTTCTTCTGCCATTTCACAAGTTATGTACAGAACATTTAAATTTTGTTTCAAACAATGTGCTGCATGGTGACACAAAAATAGAGACTTACCCACACCTGTTCCTGCCATAACTACATTCAAAGTTTTTGGTGTGATTCCATCCTTTGTAATCATATTGAAGAATTCCAAATCGAATGGAATTTTCTTTTCCACAATGTGATAAAAATCATATCGTTTCGAATAATCCTCAATATAATCGTGACCAATGTTTGGGTCAAAAGATACCGCGAGTGCTTTACTCAATATATCAGGAATCGCGCCCCGACCTTCGGCAGATTTTCCATCAATAATGTTGATGGATTCCATGATTGCATTGTATACTGCCTTTTCTTTGCAAAAATTTTCTGTTTCTGCGGTCAACCAATCAATATCCAGAGGACTTGCATCTTTTGAAATATCTTCAATTGTTTCAGATATCTTTTTTGTTTCGTCATCACTTATTGCGCGATTTTTGTCAAGTATAATAAATAGTGCTTCTTTCGTGGGAAGACTATTATATTTTGTCAGATACTCTTGAATTGTTTCAAACAGATATCTCTCTGAGCGATCATGAAAATATTCTGACTTTAAAAACGGGACAACCTTACGAGTATATGTCTCGTTTTTCATCAAATTATTTAAGATGATTTGCTCAATACTGTTCATTCAGATTCCTTAGTATCCTTTCCTGTTCCATACTTGAATTCTTTGTTTGCTGCTTCGTTTATCTGATCCATGAGTTCTTTTGTGAAATACTTTTCAGGACTTTCGTAAACATGCTTTTCAAATACCTTTGTTCCGTTAGCAAACTCAACTCTTCCCGTGGAACGCTTAAGTATACCATGTTCAACTGCCAAGTCAATAAGACCGTAATAAGGATCTAGACCTGTTTGATAATTCAAACGAACATCGACCATCTTGTTTTCTTTGGTAAATCTTCCCTTGTAGAGTTTGCAGTGAATAATATTTCCTACGACTTCACCATCTGCATTCTTGTCTTTCTTCTTCGAAAGATAAACAATAATTGATGCAGCATACTTTAGTCCCGCACCTCCACCCATTTCCTTCGTGGGAACATATGCACCAACAACATCATAAGTGTGATTGGTAAAGATCATTGGAATGTGTGCCACTCCAAGTTTCATCGTAAGAACTCTGAAAGTTGACTTGATGATCTGTGCGCGGGTCATGTCACGAACTTCCTTTCCTTCCGCAGTATCATTCATTTCTTTGGAAGTGGACAACATACCAAGAGAGTCAAGAACAATCATGGTTTTCTTTTGTTTGTCTTTTGGAAGTTCAAGATACTTGTCTACAATTTGAATTACTTGCTTGCGAAATTCTTCAACTGTTGAGACAGGAAAAACTGCAACACGCTTTGGATCTATTCCTCGCATCTTAAACATGTCAGAAGTAACTGCTTGTTCTGAGTCGAAATATAAAACAACTGCTTCTTTATTTTCTTCTAAAAACTTATAGATCATGCCCATTGTAATATAAGTTTTACCTGTTGCCTGTTCTCCTGCCAGTGCGATAATTTTATTATCAGGAAACCCCTTGAAAATATCTCCTGATACTAGACCATTTAGAATATAACATCCAGTATTTACGAATGATTTAACATCACTGCTCTCTAGACCATCATCTACCAAAGATGCATACTGATTTCCCGAATCCTTTATCAAATCCTTTAAAAAATTGCTCATGTTTTCTCCTTATGAAAATAAGCTCTCTAATGTATTTTTCTTTTCGTGACTCCACCCTATGACTTTCAAAATAGTATCCAATGGGTCTAGAAAAGATTTCTGAAACTGTAACGAATAATCTATGTAACCATCAAGACCAAATTCTTTTGGCAGTTCATTCGTAAATGATATAACCTGATCTTCACCACGCATTCCGCCCAATGGATTGGGTTTCTTGAGATAAAGAAATTTGATCTTTTCTCCATCGCCAATTAACTTGTATTTCATTTCCAACCCTGCTTTTTTGACATAATGATTATAAATCAATGCTCCTTTGACAGCAATGGGTGTTGACTTTTGATAAATGTTGTAGCTATCCCTATACTTATCCATACCATTTACGCTACGAGGAAAAGCAATCTTTTCTGGCGAATATTTGTAAAATTTGGCACGAACATCATCAATGAATGAAATCAAGAATTCTTGATCTTTATTTAGTATAATATCAATTGCTTGTTGCAAATCGTTTCGGACCACTTCTGGTGTAGAACTACGAGTAGTTTCAATACCCATAATCTTTAGTTCGGGTTTGGTAAGTCGAATACCTTCCTTATCCCAAACATTCAACATATATCTTTTCTTTGCAGTCCAAATACCTTTATTTGCAATAACTTCTCTACCCATATACATCTTATTTTCATAAGCGTTCATTTTGATAGACAATTCATCAAACTTCTTTTTGATGAATGGCAATATAACTGTATCTGCTGCTTTGTCAAGAAGATCTACTATATCTTCTGTTGTTTTTGTCTTTGGAACAAATTTATTAACAAACTCCTCCATTTTTAGATAAACAGAGTCCGTGTCAGATGCGATCACATAATCCACATCCTGTGTTTCTAGTGTTTTGTTTAAAAATTTGTTTAATTCGTTGCCGATAAATTGAATCGACAACTGACCCGATAAGGTAATTGCTTCTGCAATTTCTGTGCTGTAGTAACGAAAATATTCATTTCCAATTGCACCATATGCAGAATTCAATTGAATTTTTTTAACCAATTGAAAATTATCATATTCGGAAATATCATATTCTAACTTGCGTTTCAGTTCTCGCAGTTCTTTTTCCGATAGTTTAGTTAAATCCATAATGAATAGTATACCAACAATTTCAGACTAATCAACCCAACTTAGTTCAGATTGTTTCTTTTTTATAGCGTTGATTGTTTTTCTTGCCGAATCTCTTTCCTTACACTTCCAAAGACCGTTAGTAAAACCAACATGCATTCCAACTTGAAACCCTTTTTGATATGCTCTTTTATTAACTGCCCATGTCAAGAGTGATACCAATCCTATAATTGTTATTTCGTACATACTTTTCCTTTTGCAATATTTAGAGGGACAAATATTTATTTTTTGTTAATCTTTTGTAAATATTCCATCAAAATCTCATAACACATTGGAAAAATAATTGCACCAAGAAGTGAAAAAGTAATAATAGAAAATATAAAAGTTAATTCATTAAACATAACTCCTCCAACTGGGTTCGAACCAATGACATGCGAGTTAACAGCTCGCCGCTCTACCTGCTGAGCTATGGAGGATTAAAAAGCGGGCGAAGGGATTCGAACCCTCAACATCCATCTTGGAAGGGTGGCACTCTACCGTTGAGTTACGCCCGCATACTAAATTATTTATTTAAAATGTCAAATGTTGCATTATTCCAAATTTTTATTTGATCTGTACGAAAATGTTTTACTTCACTAGTCGTCAAAGCAACACACCAAACATCATTCTCAAATGTTCCACCATCTCTAACATAGATTGCGTATCCATCTCCTAAAGGAGTTACTACAGGAATTGGATTTTTAAATTCATATATCATAATAGCACGGGTGGGACTCGAACCCACACTACACAGATTTTAAGTCTATTGACTCTGCCTATTGGTCTACCGTGCCATAATTGCTTCGCTAGGATTCGAACCTAGAAAGAGAGATTCAAAGTCTCCAGTGTTACCATTACACCACGAAGCAATGCCTCAGGAGGGAGTCGAACCCTCAAATCCTCACGGACAACGGATTTTGAATCCGTCGCGTCTGCCGATTCCGCCACCAAGGCAACTACATTTCAAAGAACTTTACTGCAATAATCATACATTATAATACCACTTGCAGTACCCACATTCAAACTTCTTACCGATCCAAACTGTCTAATATAAAGAACATCATCACATATGTCAAGAACTTCTTTTGGAATTCCGATTTGTTCTTGACCAAAAATCATGACATAATGACAATTACCATCCCAAGTGTAGTAGTCAATTGGCAAGGAAATTCTACTTCCATCTGTAACATTATCTACTCCTATAACTTTTACACATTCATATTGAGTTCGAAGTGCCTCAATTTCACTCTTCAAATTTTCTGTTTCTTTTACATGCCTCATTTTGGAATAAAGATGTGTGCCTACTGTGCCTCGTCTGTCGTATTGCTTTTTGCCATAAATCCAAACTTCTTTAGACAAGAAGGCATTTGCGTTCCGAATAATAGTTGCAATATTAAAGTCGTTTCCAACATTACAACAACAGACAGTGAAATTATTTCTCTTCGTATCCAGATCGGCAAGAATCGCATCATGTGTCCAATAGTGGTAATGGTCGATTATATTTCTCGTTTCCATTTGAAGAAATTATACCCACCTTTTTATCTATTGTCAAGAAATACCTCGTCGTTTCATGTCCGCCTGGACTGCCTCTAATTGTTTCTTACAATCATTTGATTTATTTTTGAACATCTTTCTATCTTTATACATTTTGTCCATAAGTTCTGCCAAAAACCCACGATGATTTTTAATATAGGTTGTTCCGTTTGC